TTTGATAGAGCACATAACTTACGTGAAGTTAAATTAGTTTACTCTACTTTAGCTGAATCATTTGGTTCGAAACAAACTAAAACTGAAATTAAAGAATCTAAAGGTTCGGCTTCTAAGCCTGTAGCCTCTACTAAGTCTGAAAAACAGGAAGTAATTTCTGAAGGACATGAGTTGAGAGACAGATTTAAGAAGTTGGCTGGTATTCTTTAATATTAATTGGAGAAATTATAATGTCAAATCATAAAAACCTCGGTGCAGTCGAGAAATTGATGGATGGATATAATCCTTACCGTCAAAGACAAGAGGAAACTCGCGGCTTGATTAAGAAGTGGGAACCTACCGGATTGTTAGAGGGAATTAGTGATGAACAGAAAGTAAGCGGAATGGCTGTACTTCTTGAAAACCAGGCTCGTCAGTTAATTGATGAATCTAGTCACACAGGTACTTCAGCTAATTCTGAAGAATGGAGTGGAGTTGCTCTACCATTGGTAAGAAAAATCTTTGGTGAGTTAGCTGCTCAAGAGTTCGTTTCTGTTCAACCTATGAACCTACCATCTGGTCTGATTTTCTATCTTGATTTCAAGTATGGAACAGCTGCAGCTGGAATGAATGCTGGTGACCAAGTATTTGGTATCACTTCAGGATCTGGTGATCCTAGTCAAGGTCTATATGGTGCTGGAAGAAGTGGATATTCTATCAACGACTTCGTAACAGCTCCACAAGACGCATCTGCTACTTCAGCTTCTGCTATATGGCAAGATGTTGATTTTGAACCAGATTTATCTGCTTCAATTTCTGCTGGTACAATCAAAGCAATTGATGTTCCTTTGTCTGCTATGACTAATCCTGATAAAGAAGGTGCAAGAGCTTTTGAAATTACAGGTTCAAATATCTCTGCAGCTTACCCAGCATATACTAAGATATTAGACGGTGCTGCTGGAAATGAAGTATCACCTGATTCTTCTATTGCAACTCATGTTAGATTGATTGTAAAAGAATCAAGTGCTGGTGCAGCTACTTCAGCTTCTGTCTTATATCATAAACAACCTACTGATGTTACTCGTGGTGACTTTGAAGCTACAAGTGCTCAGACTAGTGCAAATCCTGAAACTGATATTGATATACCAGAGATTGATATTGCAATGCGTTCAATCGCAATCGTTGCTAAGACACGTAAGTTAAAAGCAGTATGGACTCCTGAGCTTGCTCAAGACCTTAATGCTTATCATAGTGTTGATGCTGAAGCAGAACTTACTTCACTATTAAGTGAGTACGTATCTATGGAAATCGATTTAGAAATCCTTGATATGTTACGTTTAAATGCAAATGCTAAGACCGAAAGATGGTCTGCAAGAGTTGGATATGAATACAGCGCTGCTGATAATCTATTCACAGAAAGCTCTACTAATGCATCTGCATACACTAAAGGTGAGTGGTTCCAGACTCTAGGTAATAAGATACAATCTGTATCTAATGCAATACATCAGAAGACTCTACGTGGTGGTGCAAACTTCATCGTAGTAAGTCCTGAAGTTGCTACTATCCTAGAATCTATTCCTGGATATGCTACTGATAGTAATGGTGATTCCAACAATAAACAATACGCAATGGGTGTTCAAAAAGCAGGTCTGTTGAATAACAGATTTACTGTATATAAGAACCCATACCAGTTCGAGAATGTAATTCTTGTCGGTTTCAGAGGAAGTAACTTCCTAGAAACTGGTGCTGTGTATGCTCCTTATGTACCGTTGATCATGACACCTCTCGTATATGACCCGAAGAACTTCACACCAAG